TGGGAAGATGAGCGCAAGTGCATCATGCGGCGAGAGTCACGATTCAACTATCGCGCAGCGAACAAGTCATCGTCTGCTCGTGGCGCGTATCAGTTTCTTGATTCTCAATGGCGCGTGTCGCTAACACATATGCTCATGCCGGAACACAAGGATCGGAAGGAAGAAGTGAGAGCGTTGCGTGACAAGCCGATCCACAAGTGGAATCGGTACTGGCAGGACGCAGCGTTCTACACGGCTTGGCGCAACGGAAAGGGCGCGAAGCATTGGTATCTAACAGGGAGTAACTGCTGATGATGTGTCCAAAGTGCAACTGTGAATGTCCACCTAGCAGCATCAAGCAATACGGGTGCTGTAAGTCTTGCTCTGTGAAGGAGAAAAGCGGTGGCTGAGTACATAACACCTAGCGAGTTCAAGCCGGAGCCACTACCGCGTGAGATGCAATACAAGTTCTGCCCTCATTGCGGGTTCCGTGGCTACCCAACAAACAAATACCTATACCGCTGTGGTCAACAAGACTGCGGCAGATACTTCTAATGACCAACCCGCAGAAAGCGAAAGGATCAGCATATGAGCGACTCATCAAAGACGGACTCGCTGACGCAGGATTCAATGACGCTGAACGTACCCGTGCCGGATGGAGTGACGACAGGGGGGACATACACGGTGTCAGTCACCCTGTCTTGGGAGCCTTCACCTTTGAGTGCAAAAACCACAAGGCGCTCAACCTCGCAGGATGGGTCGCTGAGTTGGACAGAGAGCGACACGCGAATGGTGGAGGACTTGGCGCGGTCGTCCACAAGAAAAAGGGAGAGACAACAGCGGCACAGCAGTACGCCACTCTCCCATTCTGGATGCTGGTGCAACTCCTCATCGAAGCGGGATACCGGTGAAGTTCACGGAAAAAACTAGAGGACTAATCCAAGAACGAGCCCAGCATCGCTGCGAACTATGCGGCACACCGTTGCGCGAAGCCGGTCAAATACATCACAGGCGGCCACGCGGCATGGGTGGAACAAAAGACCCAACGTCTAGGTCAGCAGCAAACGGCTTGTATCTGCACCTCAAATGTCATCAGGTGATAGAACACAATCGTTCAGATGCTCGTGAATACGGTTGGCTAATTCTTCAGAGTCAAGACCCTCACGATGTGCCAGTTCGTCTGCATCATGGATGGGTCCTGCTGAACGAGGACGGGACGTATGAGACGCTCGCTGACGCACCAACTCCGATATATCAACAACGTTTTGTGCGCGTGGTTTAGCAAGCGGGTTCCATTCTCCGGTCCTCTCTGAGTACCAGCGAATCAGCATCTTCACTTTGCGTTCGCTGATGTTCAGCAGATCAGATATCTGACCCGTGTTCCATTGAAGTTTGTGTTTAAGTTCCCACGCTGTCTGCTCGTATTCCTTGAGCAACCGGTTAGTGAACTCATCGCTGACATTCAGTAACACCTCCGCTCTGCCCAGCGGGTTTTTCTCCATCTCAACGGGAGCGAACAGGTCATTTATGGCTTGATGATTGACATAGTAATACATGAACGGTAGGATATACCTACAGACTAGAAATAGAAACAGGTGGTGATGAAATGCTCAACGATAAGCAAAAAGAAATCCTCATCAAAGGTATCAACGCTGCACGTATAGCCACACGTAAAGGTGGCGGCGGTCGATCCCTCTCATACCTTGAGGCTTGGGATGTCAAGGCTCACCTCATCCGCATCTTCGGTTTCGGTGAATGGTCCTGGGATGTCTGCTCCACAGAACTCGCATTTGAGGATGAGCGCGACGGCAAGTGGAACGTGGGATACCGCGTGACCGGTCAACTCCGCATCCACGCTACAGGTGCTACGTACTCTGAGGCAGCCGTAGGATCATCAACCCTGGGTCAGCGTGGCGAGGCACACGACATGGCAATCAAGACTGCTGAGTCAGATGCGCTCAAGCGAGCCGCTATCAACCTTGGCGATCAGTTCGGCCTGTCGCTGTACAACAACGGCAGCACCACACCGGTCGTCGTCAAGACCCTGGTTGACGGTGACGATGATGAGTGACCTCAAGGATGTCATTACCGCTGGGCTCAACGACTACATGGAGTCCAGCGCACGTACCCTGCAAGCCCGAGCCGGAGTCCTTGGACCTAGCGATATTGGTTTTTGCCGTCAGAAAGCCACGCTAGTCACCCGCGAAACACAGCCCACAGACTCCGTGCCCACATGGGCAGCAAGCGTAGGAACGGCGATACACAACTACGTGGAGTCGGCTCTCCATGAGGCTCACCCTAATTGGCTGTTTGGCAGCATCGACCACGTAAAGATTCACGCTGAGTTACCATCTGGCGCGACCATCCAAGGACACCCCGACATTGTTGCGCCAGACCTCAACGCCGTAATTGACATCAAGACTGTCAATGGATTTGAGTGGACCAAGCGCAATGGCCCATCGCTCACCCATAAATACCAGCGTCACTTGTACGCGCTTGGCTTGATGCAAGCAGAAATCCTCAACCCCAATGAGGAAGTCTTAGTAGGCAATGTCTACTTAGATCGCAGCGGCGCTAACCCAGAACCCATGGTGTTCATGGAGCCGTTCGACCCCGACCTCACAGGAGAGATTGATACATGGATAGGCGACGTTATATATGCCGTCAAGAACGGCGAAGATTCAGCAAGAGATATTCCCGCTGCTGTCTGTGAAAAAATCTGTGAGTTTTTCACCGTCTGCCGTGGTGGTCTTGAGGACAACAACAGCGACGGTTTCATATCCGATCCGACTCTTATTGAGGCCATTGAGATGTACGTCGATGGGCGCAACAAAGAAACGGTCGGTAAGCAAATGAAGAAAGAGGCTAGCGAGCGCCTAGCCGGTGTCAGCGGCACGACCCTCAATCATCAAGTCCGGTGGGTTCAAGTTCAACCCCACAACACGATGAGGCTAGACATCCGCGAAAAGCACGGCTAGTATAAGTGTCGGCCCCCGGTCCTATCATCCTACCTGTACCGGGGGCCGACTCCTTTTTAGGAGGCAAAATGAATGAAACAATTAGAACTTGTTGGGCTATCAGCGCCGCACTAATGACCCGCTGCGATATGCCAGCCGGTCACTCAGGCAATCACAGCATCACCGTGGAGTGGGGCGAAGAGCAATGCTGGACCCCCGAGATAGATGAGCCTATTGCACTAGAGGTCGTGGCTGAGCCAACTCCAATTGAGGTTGCTAAGTGTGAAGCGTGCGGCCACATGCACAAGAACGCAGAATGTAAGTGCGGCTGCTACACGCACATTTAATCTTCTTCCTCGTAGTCAGGGTCCACGGCTTGCCAAGTATTAGTCTCCAGCATTGAGGTCAGGGAGTCTTTCCACAAGACACCTACCCGCTTAATGAGGTCATCCGCTACGTCAGGATTCCACGATGCGCCTTCAGCGGTCAGGGTAACCGTCAAGTCGCCGTACTGGAGCCGACAGATCAGGCTCCTCGTGTTAGTCGGCATCGTACCTCGCTAGAGAATCGTGTATAAGAAAGTACGCTACGCCGTCCACGGCGTTATCTCTGGCGTACCCAGCCTTGCTGCGGCTAATCTTCACCAGCACCATCATCAACGCCACATCCATCGCTGATATATCTGTCCCCAGGAATCCGCTCCACATTTCAGCGATACGGGACAGGTTCTCGTCGTAGTTGCCGTACTTCTCCTGCCGGTCCTCATCCACCAGCCGGAGCGCATCAACGGCGATAGTCGGGTCAGTCATCAAGCCAGACCTGATACTGCGCGGTAACTCTTCCCTCGCGGGGGTTGATGAAGTGGAGACGCTGTGAAGGGACTGCGGATGAAGCCAATCCGACTGCGGCGTACCGGTTGTCTGACTCTGTTGATCCGGTTCCATAGATCGCTCCTGCTCCGTCTGCGAGGCTTGATTGGTAGTGCGTGTGGTAGTGCCCAACATATACGTCTCTGAAGTCCCAAGGGTACGACCCGCTCCTCCACCGGTTAACGTGGTTCGTGATCGTGTTTGTTGACGCAAAACCGCTGCGTCCAATTTCGTCTCCGTGTATGAGTAGCGCCCTGTAAGCGCCGACCTCAACCCGCTGTATATCTTCACCGGAATCCTCCCAAATAACTTTCGCTCCGCTTGACTTCAAGATTTGACGAGCCAACTCGTAAGTCATCCGGTCAGCGTTATCAGATCGGGGAACAGCGTCACGCCTGCTGCCGAGCCGCCCGTGATTACCCCACTCACCGATCACAGTCACCGATGGGTACACAGCCAGCGCCCTATGCACTACCTCAACGATCAGGTTGGCGACGGTCACGAACTGCTCAAACAAGGTCGCGTCAATCTCAAACGGCTGCGTCGGGAAGTTAAACAAGCCCTCAATCATGTCCCCGCCGAACAGGATCACGACCTCATCTACCGGATGGGCTTTCCGCTGAATGTCCGTGATTTTCGTGGCTTTATCCACAAACCTGTGGACGCGCTTGTGCATAACCTGAGAGTTGTAGGAAGGCGTAAGTTTCGCGCCCTGCCAGTCCGTCAAATGCCACAATGCGACCTCAGAACCGGCCTTAGAGCGGCTTTTAGCCACCCTGGGTGTCTTGGGTAGGGGGTGGGATAAAACAGCGTCACGGGCCGCTTCTATCGTGGCCTCAACTAAGTGGTCCGTCTTAGCCTTAGCCTTCTTCAAATCCCGCTGAGTCCTAACCAGGGCAGCCCGTAAATCCTCAATCTCCTGCTGCTGCGCTAAACCGTCCTCGCTGAACTTCTCCTCAAGACTCATCAGCCATACACACCCTCCGGTGGCGGCGCACCGAGGTTTCCCCGATCTTGTACCCCTCAGACTTCATAATCTGACTGATACCCAGAGAACTAACAGTCTTATCGTTCAGGGCCGCATCTAACGCCCTCGCCTCAGAATCAGGCAAAGTTTTCAGCAGATTGCAAGATACGCACTTAACGCCGGGGGAAGGCCGCTCATAGTTGGCAAATCGGTCGGCAAGGCTCATACCTCTAACCTCTCGTAATGGCTACGGTCCTTTAGACCATACCTTACGAGCGCCACTAAGAAGCCATTGCCACGAGTATTGAGTGTCTATTTTTCGGCTGGTCCAGTCTTTGTGATTGGCGAGCCTGTACTTAAAGCCATTCCAGCCGGCGGCCTCACGGACAGCGCAATGCAAGCGCCGCAAGGCTTTCTTCTCCTCCAGACTAAAGTCCTTCTTCCGACCCGCTGAAACGACCTCTGTGCCCCAGGTAGCCCAATTCGCCATGTTGTCAGGGATACCCCAACGACTCCAGCGAGTGCCCTTAAACGAGCCACGCCCAGCGTGCCACACAGGGCCAGCAGAACAAATATACGTATGCCCGTCGCTGTCAATCACCGCATTAGCGTAAGGAACTCTTGTGCTTCTGTGGATGACATACTGAACCACTCCTGGGTTCCCGTTCGGGTCCTTTGAGTCACCACCCGCCGTGTGATGCGCGATAGCCATGACCGGCTTATTCCCTTTGCCATACCGCCAGCGACCGTTATGGCGCTTAGTCCAACCATCAACAAACGTAACATTCTCAGCGCCCAGCCACTTCACACAAGACTTCTTCAACCTACGTTGAAACGCGCTCACTTACCCTCCACCGTAACACCGATGATGTCCTTCACAGCCTTCATCTCGCCCTCAATCGCACGCTGATCGAAAGCGATCTGATTCACACGGTCAGCGAGGCTAGTGCCACCATTCGGGAACAACTGATATTCAACACGCTCAAGCCGGTCACTAATCGTGCGGCCCTGGCGGTCAACACCAAGCATCTGGTCAATACGGTGAATCGCTTTATACGTGGTGTACCCAAACTTCACGACGACCAGCAGCGCAACGATTACCGCCGCTGAACCGACAAGCCACTCCACGACCATGAAGTCGGTGATGTCCATGACTCAATGCTCTTCAGGCTCCTCGCCAGAAGGCGGGAGGTCAGGAGTCAAGTGCGTGAGAGCGAGAGTGGGCGCGAGAACCGCAGCGATAGCGGCGATCCACAAAGGCGCAGTAGCCTCACCAATCACACCGTAAGCGACAAGCAGCGGGACCGCAGCGAGAGCGATCCCGTACAGCCACTTGCGTCCCTCACGAGACATCAACTTATCCATCATGGGGTTTCTTCAACCTCTTCAACGACAGGAGCAACGAACTCATCAAGGTCGCTGTCGTAAGTGAAACCGATACCCGCATAGCGGGAACGGATGTTTCCGTTGTAACTTGTGCGTAGCCACTTACCTGTCAACCCGATACCGTGGATGTACGCTTCAATCGCTGCATCACTTTCCGTAGCGTCAAGGTTGTCAGGGACAACGATGACCTCACGGACGATGCCGTCCTCAATGCGTGCTGCGTGTGCCATTTCTTTTCTTCCTCTTCCCTTAGATTGC